ATGCGCTGGGCGAGCATGGTCTGCGACGAGGGCCACGCCCTGGCCCACAGCGGGACCGTCCGGACCCGCGCCGTCTACGGCGCCAGGATGGACAGTAAAGGTGCCCTGTTCCGCCGGGCCGACCGGGTCTGGATCGCGACTGGCACCCCCGTAATGAATACCCCGGACGAGCTGTGGACCCATCTCAGCCGCCTCCGCCCGGACCTCCTGCCGGAGGGGGTGACCTCCGTCGCCACCTTCATGGACCGTTTTTGTATCGTTAAAATGAAGATATTCGGACCCGTGGTGGTGGGCGGGAAGAACCTCCCGGAGCTGGGGAACATCCTGCGCCAGTGCTCCTCCCGGCTGAAGCTGCGCGACATCACCAGCCTCCCGCCGGTCGTCATGTCCCGCCTGCCGGTGGAGATATCGGACGAGGACCGGGCGGCGATGAACGCGACCATGACGCCGGAGCAGCTCGCGGAGATCGACATCGTCCTGGCCGCCATCGAGGACGGTGAGGAGGCCGCGTGGCAGCGGCTCCAGGCGATGATGCTCCCCCTGGCGAGCACGCGCCGGGTGACAGCCCTGGCCAAGGCCCCGGCGGCGGTGGAGATCATCCGCGCGGAGCTGCTGGGGGGCCTCGACCGGGTCGTCGTCTTCGGGTCGCATATCGACGCCCTCAAGCATATCGCCACCGCCCTGGCGCCCTACGGCACCCGCCTCCTCATCGGGGAGACGTCACCCGTGCAACGCGCCTCCGCCCTGGCGGACTTTCAGGAGGACGGCGGCCCGCGTGTGCTGGTCTGCAACACCACGGTCGGCGGCTTCGGCCTCAATCTGCAGCACGCCTCCCGGTGCGTGATGATCGACCTCCCGTGGACGCCCGCCGCGCTGGATCAGGCGGTCGCCCGCCTCCACCGCGCTGGGCAGCTCCGGGGCGTCAACGTCTCCCTGTTGGCGGTGGCCGACAGCATCGACGCCAGGGTGGCCGACGTGCTCGCCCGCAAGCGTGAAATCATCCATGACATAATCGAAAGGACTTCGTGATGAGTGACGAACCCGAGAACAAGGTGGCCGTCCAGATGATGGTAAACCTGAAGGTCACGCCCCGCCTGCTGGCGTGGTTCCTCCGCCACGCGGACGACGAGGGGACCGCCGACCTGTCGGCCTTCTCCGGCATCGCCGCCGACGCCCTCTCGGGCCTGCTGGGCGAGCGGATCGAGCACCCCGGCCAGGAGGAGCTGCCGCTGTCGGAGGACGAGCTGCCCCCCTTGACGAACGCCCCCCAGGCGGCCCCGCAGGAGGCCCCACAGGCGCCCGTGGAGGAGGCCCGGAGTGATCGCCCGGCCCCCGTGAAGAGGGCGCCCAGGGCCTCTAAAACGGCCCCTGTGGCGGCCAAGCCGAACGGCGCCCACGGGGCGGCGGAGTTAGAGGCTCCCCTGGTCGAAACTCCGCCGTATACGCCCCCGGTAACCCCTTCGGAGGAGGAGCTGCGGGCCGTGCTGGTGGTCCTCGCCAACAAGGCGCCGGGCCGCAATCAGACCGTGATCCAGCTCCTTGAGGAGGTCGGGGGCGCACCGAAGCTGCTGCAGTGCCCTGTGGATAAGTGGCCCGCCATCCTGGCCGCAGCTCAGTCTGCGATTGAGGTCTTCGGTGGGTGACGTGATCCCCGCCGGGCACTCGCCCCTGGGCATGAGCGTGCTGGAGCGGCGGTTTATGTGTCCCGGCTCGATGGCGGCGGAGGCGGGGCGGCCGGATCGCCCCAGCTCCTACGCCAAGCGGGGGACCGACCTCCACGCGGTGGCGGCCGAGTGCCTCATCGCCAACACCGACCCGACCGACCACATTCCCGACGACCTCGACGGGTGCGACCTCCTGCAGCCCTACGTGGACGAGGTCAAGGAGGCCCACGCCCGCCTGGGCGGCGTCCTGCGGATCGAGCATCAATTCTGGATGCGAGACATTCACGATTTGTTCCGGGGGACCGTCGATGCCGTCATCGTCGCTCCCCCCGTGCTCTACGTGGCCGACCTCAAGACGGGGGGCGGCCACGCGGTGCCGGTCAGGCGGGAGGACGGGCGCATCAACTTCCAGCTCGGGGGGTATGCCCTGGGGGCCATGCAGACGGTCCCCCAGGGGGTGGAGATAAAGGTGATCGAGCTGGTGGTGGTCCAGCCCCGCCTGGGGCCGCCGCAGCGGGCGACGGTCGGGGTGGGGGAGATGATCGAGCTGGCGGGGGACATGCTGCAGATCGCCAGGGCGGCGACCGCCCCCGGCGCCAAGCTGGTCGCTGGCGATCATTGCACGTTCTGCCGGGCTGCGGGAGAATGCCCCGCCCTGCGCGCCCAGGCCCTGGAGGCCGCCAGGGCGGACTTCGCGGACCCGCCCGACCCCCTGTCGCTGTCACCGGAGGAGCTGGGGACATTGCTCACGCGAGCGGACATAGTCGAGACGTGGCTGGCCTCGATCCGCGCGCACGCCCACGCCCTGGCGGAAAAGGGAGAGACGGTCCCCGGCTGGAAGATCGTCAACAAGCGGGGCCGCCGCATCTGGGCGGACGAGGAGAAGGCCGGGACCGCCCTGCTCGCCGTGGGCCTCACTGACGGGGAGCGGTTCGCGTCCAAGCTGATCAGCCCCACCCAGGCGGAGAAGGCCCTGAAGGCGAACAAGCTGCCGCTGCCCAATACGTGGTCCGACCTCGTGACCATGTCCGATCCTGGCACCACGCTGGTGCCGGAGGCCGACCGGCGCCCGGCCCTTTCGGCGCCGCACTCCGACTTCACCGTTGAACCCGAAGGAACCTGATCATGTCTGGAACGAATAAAAAGCCGGAAGTCCCCCGCCTCGTGGTCGGCCCCGGCCGCATCTCGTGGCCGAACATCCTGCCCCCGGAAGAGACGCCGGATGGGCCGCGCTACCGGATGTCGCTGCTGCTGCCGCCCGGCAGCAAGGACGTGGCCGCCATCCTGGCGTCCTGCGAAGACCTCTGCACCCAGGCCTGGGGCAAGGACAAGTCCAAGTGGCCCTCCACTGCCCGCAAGCCGGATGCGGTCGTTCGCCGGGCGGAAGAGAAGCCGAACTATGCGGGCTACGAACCGGGCTGGCACTTCTTCTCCTGCACGTCCGCCGAAATGCCCGGCATCGTCAACGGCATGCTGGAGAAAGTTACGGACCCGAAAGAGATTTACGGCGGGCGGTGGGCGAAGGTCAGCGTGCGGCCGTTCATCTACACCCGTATGGGGATCGGCATCTCGTTGGGCCTTAGCAATATCCAGTTGCTGAAGCATGACGCCGTCTTCGGGCGGACCTCGCCCACCCAGGACTTCGACGTCGTTGCCGAAGAGATGTCGGAGGAGTTCTGAGCCATGCCCCGCCCGGCGCAACCGACGCTTTATTGGGACTGCGAAACAAGGTCCACGGTCGATCTGCGCCGGGCGGGGGTCTACGTCTACGCCGCCCACCCGGACACTTCGGTGACGCTCGCCCGCCTCGCCATCGGGGGCGAGCCGCCTGTCGAGTGGCGGCCGGGCCAGCGCCTGCCGGATCGGTTCCGGGCGGCGCTGGAGGACCACAAGTTCCGCATTGTCGCCCACAACGCCGCTTTCGAGCGGATCATACTCCGGGACATCCTCGCACCCCGCCACGGGTGGCCGGAGGTGCCGGTCTGGCGGTGGGACTGCACGATGGCCCGCGCCAGGGTCCAGGCCCTGCCGGGGTCGCTGAACGACGCCGCCATCGCCATCGGCCTGGACGTGAAGAAGGACCAGAAGGGTTACAGCCTCATGCTCCGCATGTGCCGCCCCCGCTCCACGCTGGTGGACGGGACGCCGGTCTGGTGGGAGGACGAGGAGCGCATGCTGCAGCTCTCCGACTATTGCAGCATCGACGTGAAGGTCGAGCGCGCCCTGGACGGCAGTCTCCGGGCCTTCCCGCCTGGGGAGAAGGAGGTGTGGGAGCAGACGGAGGTGATGAACGACCGGGGCGTCTGCTTCGATCTGGACTTTGTCCGCGCCGCCAAGGTGATCGCGGAGGAGACGCGGGTCGTGCTGGACGACGTGATGGCGGAGCTGACGGAGGGGCGCGTCAAGCAGGCCTCCCGCATCAAAGACCTCAAGCGATACCTCCTGGCCCAGGGAGTGGACCTGTCGCAGCCGCCGGAGCTGCAGCGCGACAGCGACCTCGTCACCGAAGAGGTGGTCGAGGTGGAGGAGGAGGAAGAGGAGCCGGAGGAGGAGAGCCTCCCCGACATGCGCCGCCGGGACGTGATCCGCCTCCTGGCCGACCCCCGCGTGGGGGAGCACGAGCGCGACGTCCTGAACGTCCGCCTGGAGGCGGGGAAGATCAGCGTCCGGAAGCTGGACGCCATCGCGGAGCGCGCCGACGCGGCGGGCGTGGTCCGGGGCATGCTGGGCTACCACGGCGCCAACACCGGGCGCTACATCAGCCACGGCGTGCAAATCCAGAATTTCCCCCGCGACGTCGTTGCGGATTGGGAAGGGGTCCGCAACGTGATGGCGGGCGGCGGGGAGCTGGTCAACGCCCTGGTCGGGCCGCCCCTCGACGTGATCTCCAAGATGTTACGGGGGAGCATCATAGCCCGGCCGGGGTTTGAGATCGCCTCCGGGGACTACAGCTCCGTCGAGGCCTGCGGGGTCGCGTGGCTGTCGGGCCAGACCGACCTCCTCGATGCGTTTATGGAACGTCGCAAGATATACGAGGAGATGGCCGCCAGGGTCTTCGGCATGAGGGCGGCGGACGTCGCCCCGGATAGCTGGCAGCGGCACGTGGGCAAGACGCTCGTGCTCGGCGCCGGGTATCAGATGGGGTGGTGGAAGTTCCGGGAGACGGTCCTCGCGATGGGCGGCGTGCTGCTGTCGCCGGAGGACGCGCAGCGCGCGGTGACGGTCTACCGCGACACCTTCCCGCGCATCCCCAAGCTGTGGTTCGCGCTGCAGGACGGGGCGGTCGAGGCGGTGGGGCGGCCGGGCGTGGTGATCTCGGTCCACACCGGCCTGGGGGCCAAGGTCGCGTTCCTCAAGGACGGACAGTGGCTCCGCATGAAGCTGCCGAGTGGCCGATACCTCTGGTACAATCAGCCCCTGCTGGAGCCGGGCAAGTTTGGCGGCAAGATGGTTACGTATATGCAAGTGAACCCGAAGTCGAAGAAGTGGGAACGCGGGCACACCTACGGGGGCAGGCTGACGGAGAACGCCGTGCAGGGCCTCTGCCGCGACCTCATGGTCCACGGCACGCTGCGGCTTGAGGACGAAGGCTACAGGCCCATCGCCTTGGTCCACGACGAGATCATCTGCGAGCCGCCGGTCGGGCACGGGTCGGTGCCCGAGATGCTCGACGTCATGTGCCAGCTCCCCGTCTGGGCGGAACGCTTCCCCCTGTCGGCCAAGGGCCGCCGGGGGCCGCGCTACGTCAAGTAGGCCTACCGGGTCGGCGTCACGTCGAAGTCGTAACGACGTTTCGGGGGCTGGGGCGACGGGTCGAAGAGGCCCGGTAGCTGGTCCGTCTGGGTCGCGCCCCACATACCGGGCGTCGGCTTGCCGGGCATGTTGGCGGCGGCTTGGTTGGTCAGCCACCGCTTGCCCGCGTCGGAGCGCATGAGGGCCTGCGCGGCGGTGGGGAGGACGAGGCTGGCGCCGGTCGAGATCGCGGCAGTGAGGGGGTCGTGCGCGAGGCCGCCGCCTATCGCGCCGCCGGTCAGGAGTGACTGCCAGAAGAGACGCTGCGCCGTGCCGCTGTTGGGGATCGTCTCGGTGAGGAAGGTCTTGCCCGCCGCCGCCAGATCGCGGAGGTCGCCCGCGCCTTTCGCAACGAAATTGCCGGTGCCCTTCTTCAGTTGCTCGATCAGTCCGGACGGCGGGATGTTCCCGGCCAGGGTGTAGGGGGTGCCCTTGTTCATGGCCCCCTCGATCACCTTTCCGCTGGCGTATTGACGGCGGGCCTCCGCCAGGGCGGCGCCCTCCTCCGCGTTGGCGATGTTGCGGCCAAACCCGTCGCGCAGGGCGTTCCGCATCTCCAGCAGTGTGTCCTTCACCGCTGGGTCGGTGCCGGTCCGGATCATCCGCGAGAGGTCGCTGTCGAGCTGCTTGTAGGCTGGCCCCGGCACGTAGGTGCCGCCGCTGGGCTGGTTCAGTATCTTATCCACGAAGTCATTGTATTTTCTCTGCACCACACCGAAGGCCTCGTCCGACATCGTGCGCCTCGCGGTGGCGAGGCTCTCGGCAATCGGCTGCATCGTCGCCGGGTCAAGGTTCAGGTCGTTTCGGCCGTATATCTCCTGCATCCTCGTCCCGGACCGGTCGAGCGCCTGCTGCACCACGCCCCTGTTGGCGGCGTCGCCCGCGATGCCGGGCGTGGCGTAGTCCGCGTTGTGCTCCCCCGCCCGCGCCAGGGCCGCCTTGTTGAAGGCGATGCGCGCCGCCTCCTTGTCGGCCGCCGCCGGGCCTCCGGTGAACGGGAGGTTCTCCAGCACGCTCTCGACCGCCTGCATCGGTTTGCTACCGGACTGGTGCCCCGGTGAGATGGGCACGCCCTCCGCCAGGAGGAGGTCGCGCAGGCGGGCCTGCTCCGGGTTGAGCTGCGACAGGCCGGGCGAGACGAGGCCCCGGAACACGCCCGCCCCCAGGGGGACCGCCGCCGCTCCGGCCAGCCCGCCCCACTTGCTGCCGGTGGCCTGCTCGGCACTGCCGCCCGCCGCCCCGGAGGTGAGCTGCATGAAGGGATTGGCGGAGAGGTTGGTCGCCACGCTGCCGGTCATGCTGCCGGGCTGGACGGAGGTCGCCATGTCGCCGCCCTCGACCAGGGCCTGCCGCGCGCCACCCGTCTCCCCCAGGGCGCCCCTGGCGCCCCTGGCAATGCGCGCCACCCCTGCGGCCGGGACCATCATGCTGGCGGCGTCACCGACCCCGTGGCCCGCGCTGTAGAGGTTCCTCTCCGTTGGCGTGTCAGGCTTGAGGTGGCCCCCGGCGAGGTAGTCCCCGACCGAGTTGAGGGAGCTGCGCGCCAGCCCCGAGAAGTAGTCCGGGGGCGTGGCGGGGAGGCCGGTCTTCCTCACGCCCCATTGGATCGCGTCGGGGATGCCGCCAATGGCGTTGCCGATGGCGTCGTTCAACCCGGTGCCGAAGGCCCGCGTGCCGCGCCCGACGCTCTCCGCCGTGGAGCGGTTGTCGATCTCCAGTTGGCGGTTCTTCTCCTCCATCTCCTTCTGCTTGCCCGCGATGAGCTTGGCGAAGTAGTCGTCCTGCGGCTCCGTCGTTCCCGACATGGCGCCCTCCTATCTGTCCAGCTCGCCCGGATCGATCCCGTGCTCGCGCAGGAGCTGCTGCGCGGCACTCTTCGCCACGGCGCCGCCCTGATTGGCGGCGGCCTTCAGTCCCGCAACGAAACGCGCCCGGCCGTCCGCGCCCTCGTAGCCCTGGGGCATCGCCTTGGTCTGGCCCGGCGGCGTGTAGTGCGAGATGGTGGGCTGGTCCGGGTAGACATCATCCGGCTCGATGCCCTGGCGCTTGGCGAGGCTGCGATACATCGACACCCGCTCCTGCCACGGCCTCTCGTAGGTGTGCATCACGCTCTCGGCCATGTCCACGAGCTGGTGGCGGACCAAGTCCGACAGCTTGCCGTCGCCCTTCACCGACTTGATCATGCCCTGCAGCGTGTCCCAGGTGCCGCCCGTGCGCTGGATCATGTCGCTCTCGGGTCCGCGCACCACGCTCGTGGGGTCGAGCATCTTGGCGTAGGCGTAGATCATCGCGAGGTCGGCGGGGCCGGTGCCAACGGGCGCCGCCTGCCGGAGGATGGAGAGCTGCGGCTTGGCCAGCGTGTATTGCGTGTATACCTGTCCGCTCTCGATCTCCTTTCGGGCGTCGGCGGTGTCCTTGAAGATGTTCTGCCGCCGCTGCTCGGTGTTGCGCTGCTGCTCCAGCACTTGGCTGGCGGACACGACCTTCTCCCCGTCAGGCCCAAGCTGCACCACGGTGCCGGGCGGGTAGCGCCCCTCGATCTCCGCCGGGGACAGGATGCGCGTGCCGCCCTTGGAGTGGACGGTCCGCGTGCCGTCTGGCTTGATCTCCACGATGGCGGTCGGGTCGAAGTGGTCCGCCGCCAGCTCGGTGGCGTTCGCCATGCGGGACTTGCCCGCGCTGGTGATGTGGATGGTGTTATCCGGCATGCGGAACCCGATACCGTCCGGGGCTATCCCCAGGGCGATCTTCTGCTGCACCGTCAGCTCTTCGGCCTTGGCGTCCTGCAGCTTCTCCGGCTTGCCGCCCGCGCCCTTGCCCCACACGAAGCGGGGGTCGAGCTTGTAGCGTTCGATCTCCGCCGCACTGAGGGGTTCAAACGGGGCGTCCTGC